GGCATAGCCTGCACGCAGGAGGTTTTCGACCAGCGTGATGTCGTTGTGCACGACGACCTTATAAATCCAGCCCCATTTTGCCACCGCATCCGCATCGTAGATATAATCTTTTCCGTCGTTTGCCGCAGCGATTGTAAGGCGTGGCGTTACCGTGCCCACCTTGTCCTCGTCGAGCTGCGCACCGAGCGGAATAATGGCCGTCGCAACGTCTTCGCCGCGCACGGTGTGCAGCATGTCAAGCAAATTTGTGCTTGCGGTGATCCGCTGGCTGTTTACGTTGCCGTACTCCTTTAGGTAATCCAAATACCGCGTGCCATCTTTGCCGTATCGTATCACAAGATAGCCACCCAGACGGTTAAGGAGCTTATCTTGCAGCGCGTCCATGGTGCTCTCGTAATCCGATTGCCTGTACACGTTGTCGGTGCTGTTCGTCACGGTGACTTGCCCCACCACAAACCGCCGTGTCTCGTCCACCTGCGCGTTGTGCAGCTCGATAAGCTTTGCAAAGTATGCCGCCACCGTCATGTCATGATACACCGTCAGCGGCTGCACGCTGTCGTTTAGGTAAGCGAGCTCACCCTCGACCTCGATTTTCCGCGTGCTACGCAAATCCCACTCGTCGTTGAGCGCACGCCCACGGAACAAAATTGCATCATCCTGCCACAGCGTTACCACCGTATCGAGTTTTGCGATTTTGTCTGTGTGCGGGTGCGTCAGCGGCACCGAAAAAGTGAGCAGTCCGGCTTTGTTCACGGCCGTTTTGCACGTCGGCGAGATGAGCTTTAAATCCGGGCTGCGGGGATCGTATAACGTATAAGTTATACCGCTGCGGTTTTGGGCTGTAATCCTAAACAAATCACAGCACCCCCTCGCGCCAATTCAAAACGACGTTGCCTGTGCCGGTCACAGTGACGTTATTCGCGCCGGGCAAAAGCAACAATTCGGGGATTTTTACGGCCTTGCCCACCTGCGCGATGCTGTACGCTGCGCCGCCGTTGAGCGCCACCGTCATGCCTTCCACCGATGCCGTAAAGGTCGGCGAGACGATCTCGTCGCCGCTGTTTAAAACTGCCGTCGTGCCCGCGCCGCACGAAGCTGTGCTCTCGGTCTGCGCGTATTTGTACGGGTCGCACACCGCTGTGATTTCAAACGTGCCCGCACCGTATTCCTTCGCGCCCGGCGCACAGGCGATACGACCCAAATAATAATGGTCCGGGTCGTCGGGCAGCGTAATCGGCAGGCGTTTGCCATGCACCGCAGACGCAATCTGCGAGCACACCGAAAGCC